TCTGTCATACTGTTTTTGGAAAAACGCTGAGATAGGCAAACGCCAATAGCACGCACCATTGGGAAGCATGATATTAAATAAGAGAGCGCGACCTGATATAGAGACAATACCAAAGATAACGCAGTCACTAGAATCTTTCTTATATTTTGGATCCAAATCATAAAGATACTCCTTCCGTATTTTGCAATAGATAGGCGGTATATTTGCATTTAAATAAGCCATAGTTCCTCATTATTATTCTTCTTTTATCTCACCCCAATTAGGACCAGATTCATAGTCAACTTTATTAGGAACTTTAAGCTCTACTGCATGTTCCATTATTTGTTTTATTTTATCAGACTGCTCTTTTGATTCAATAGAAAAGTCTAGTTCATCATGTATTTGTATATGACCTACTAAACCTTCTTTATATAAATCAACCATAGCTTTTTTAGTCATATCTGCAGCTGATCCCTGAATTAATTTATTTAAAGCTTTATAAGTAAATGCTCTTCTATGACCATTTTTATGCCAGTAATTTTTCTTTAGCTTACCATCGGTATCTTTTATTTGATTACCATCCTCATCTAATAAATATGGTCCCATATTTTTTAACTCCAACATTTTCTCATGATCTTCTGCAGGTACAAATTTACCCCAATCAGAACCTCTTAATATTGGTTCATACTTTGGAAATCTACAACGTCTACCTAATATAGTTTTTATCTTACCTCTTTCTTGAGCAGCTTCCATAACACCATTAGTTAATTCTTTTACAAAGGGCACACTATCATGATACTGAGAAAATAATTCATCAGCTCTTTCTTTTGTAACACCAAGTTCTGCTTGTAATTTTGTTTTACCCATACCATAGAATAAACCTAAGTTAATTGTCTTAGCTTCTTTCCTACCAATGCCAGCCATCTCTGCTACAATTTTATGGAAGTCTGTATTTGGATCTTCATAATAAGAGTTTGCAATTTTCTTTGCTGACTCATATTCAAATCTAATACCATAATGAGTTACTAATCTTGGTTCTTGTTGTGAGTAATCAAATGTACCCCATTTACAACCTTCTTCAGGTATAAATAAACTTCTTATTAATGGTCCTGTATTTGGATCTCTTGCAGGTATCTGCTGTAAGTTTGGATTAGAATAACTAAACCGTCCTGTAACGGTACCACCATCATCAGATCGTATTTGATTAATGTCTGCATGAATTCTACCATTGTGTTCATGTTTTAAAATAGTATCAATAAATGTAGTTCTAACCTTGTTTATTTTTCTAGCTTCTGCTATCATATTTACAACAGGATGTTTATGATTAGCCAAAAAACCTTTTGTAAAAGAAGGTTCACCAGTTGGAGTTCTGGAATATGTTAGTTTCAATTTATCAAAAAGTTTTGCAATCGTTCTTGCTGCCATTAATTGAATATCTAGGCCTGTTTCTATTTTTATTTGTTGCAATAGGTTTTGTTCTTTTACTGCCATTGCTGTTTTTAATTGACCGGCTTTTTCGATATCTACCCGCACCCCTAAGTGACGCATATCAACTAGACAAGGAAAAAGATCTGTCTCAAGATTAAATATATTCTGTAAATCTTCTTCAATAATAATTCTTTTAAAGTGATGCCAAAGTTCTAAAGTTAATGCAGCGTCTTCTTCTGCATATGCACCTACTTCCATTGCCGGCATTCTCCACATATCTGCTTTAGCATCTAATCCTCTTTCTTTAGCAGCTTTATTTAATAAAGATTCATTTTTACCTTTATTTAAATATACCCAAGATAAAGAATTTAGTGTGAATGAAAATCTATTTTCATCAATTAATGATGCTGCAACCATGGTATCTATTATTAAACCATTGATTTTTATACCTAAATTTCTAATCCAACATACATCATACATTGCATTATGAAATATTTTTGTAGCAGGCGATGCACAAATATCTTTAAACCATCTTAAAACTTTATCTCGATCTAAATTTGGTCCTTGCTCATGAGCAATTGGAAAATATCCTTTATATCCATCTACAGCGACAGCTATACCTACTACTTCACCCTTACCATTTATGGCCCCTGAACCCAGTTTCTTTAAATCTGGATCTCTTGTCTCTAAGTCGATTGCTATTTCTTCTGCTGATCTTAAATCAGGAAACTCTGTAGGTGCTACCCACTCTGTAGTTGGCATCAACATTATATTAACCCAAAAATAAATATTGTCATAATTAATAAACCAAAAATTTCTGTATATGTATTCATTATTTTTTCCTCTTCATGTCTTGCATCTTTTTAATTTCTAATTCACAATAATGAATTACTTTCTCTAAATCTTGTATACCGTTTTTATTTTCATAACGACACACATACTTAATAACGTTTCCTTGAAAAAAGGAAAGGTCGTTCTTAGAAATAAATTCATAAGGTTGAATGTGAAAGTCTTTGTAATGACTCCCACCTATCTGTTTGTTTTGTGGAAACGCGCTCTCGAACATATCTTTATTTGTCATATTTTTCTCCTGTATTTATTTGTGGCAGTAGTTGATTTAACGACCATTTGTGAAAAACACCAGGGAATCGAGAAGTCGAATCAACGTCGTTCGTTAGAACCCGATGCTGCCACTCACCGTCAAAGGGTTTCTCTATCCCGATCGGTTTATATACTTTCGTATATAAATTTTTAAAATTTGTATTCATTTCTTTTTTTATTACCTTTTAATTTATATAAATTATTTCTTGCACGGGTAGCTCCTACATACCAAACCCTGTGTTCTTCATCATTTTTATCATCACTCTTCTTAGCTGTTTTCTTTGGTGTTCTACCTATATCTAAACAAAGTATAACATTATCTTCTTCTCCACCTTTAGCTGCATGTATAGTTGATACTAGTATTCTTGCTCTTTCATCTAAATTTTCTCCATTAATAATCATATTTTTTATATATTCTCTTTCAGATAAATTTGAATTTTCAAAAGCATCAAACCACTCTATGTTTGAGTTCCATTCTTTTTGTGGTGCACCGATATATCCTTCTATATCTTTTATTTCTTTTTCATCTAATTCAATTCCTCTACACCATGAATTATAATTAACTGATGCATTATACAATGTAACAGAAAAACTTTTACCTTTACTAGTTTGATAATATAAATTTCTTTTTCTTAATTCTTTTAACATGTCTACTAATCTATGTATGGTTCTTGTTAGTATTAAATATTTACCTTGTGTTAAATCTATTTGATCTAAATTATTTATTCTAAATGACTCACCTTCAAAATCTCTTGGATAATAAATTTTATGTTTTCGCAAACCTCTAATTTTTTCTAATGGTAATTCGGATTGTTCTTGCACTGCTTTAGATATTCTTTTTGAATATTTTAATACTCTTTCTTTACCTGATTCCTCTATAAATCTATTAACATCTGCTCCTGCCCATGCAAATATAGCTTGATCATCATCACCGGCTAAATACACATCGTCTGCATTTTCTTTTAATTTATCAAATAATTTCCATTGTAATGGAGATAGATCTTGAGCTTCATCTATAAATATAGTTTTAAATTTAGGTAAATCTTCTTTGTCAAGAAGCCTATCAATCATGTCATTAAAATCTAATTTACCTGTTTCTTTTTTATAAGCTTTTAAATTTTGATCTAAATCATTTAAAATATACCATTCAATTTCTTTTCTATTATGTTCATTTCTATTGTATTCTTCTTTAACAGTAATACATCTATTCATAGCTCTACTAATCATGGCAAAATATGGACTTTCAATATTTAAATAAAATATTTCTTCTTTATTATATTTGTCATAATACTTAACTTTTATATTAAGTTTTTTTCCAATTTTTACATAGTCTTCAGGTTGCATGACATTAATCTTTTTTAAATCTAATTGTTTAAATGCAAATGAATGTAAGGTCCTGAAAAAATCTAATTGATCATTATCAACCGGCATTCTGTTTTTAGCTACATCCGCTGCTTTTTTAGTGAATGCAAAGTAACCAATTTTATGTAGAGGTGTACCAATTCTAACATAAGCTTTTGCTCTGCTAATTAATCTGTGAGTCTTACCTGTACCTGGAGGACCAAAATATTTATAGATCATTATACAATTTCTTCTTGTTTAAAATCTGAAATTTCAACAATGTCTTCATCATCTTCATCTTTTTCAAATAAATATAATGGTATCATTGCACAGCCATTCACACCTGGATATGGTTTATCTGTTCTTTTATCTTTACCAGGAAATCTTTTCTTTTTACCAAATTGTGGTTTAGGTAAATGCTCCTCTTCTTTCTCAAACATTTTTATAATCATATGAGAAGTTCTTGATGCATCTTTCTTCCATTCATTATCTTTTAAATCATTATAAAATTCATCAAATACAAAATATGCATAAGTATCATCTTTCAATACATTACCACTTTTAAATGAGTTATGTGATGTAGCTTCTGTACTATGTATATATTGTTTCAAATGTTTCTTTAATATTTCTATAGGCGTGGTCCCTGGAGCCGGTTGCACTGTATCCTGAGTCGCTAATAATGCTTTTATAATTTCATAAAATTCTTGACCTTTAACAACTGGAGGTAATTCATCTGCTTGTGCCATCATCAATCCTCTTAATTCTTGTTGATCTTTTATTTCATTTTTATTTTTAGCATGCACTGTAACAGTTTCACCATCATCTCTTTCTACATCAAAATAATATTCAGGATCAGGTTTAAAATCTACTTTAATTAGATTTGATAATCTAGGCCATGAAATTTTTCTATCAGATATAATTCCAAATTTTCTTTTTATACATTCTGATTTAATACATACAGATGCTAATAATTCTTCATGACATTTGTAGCCTTTTTCTTGTTTCTCCCAATGTTTTATTTTTTGCTCTATATATTTGTCAGTCCATATTTCATCGAATTCAAAATAATCTCTACCTGCTTTTAAAACCATTTTACCCCAGCTATCAGGATATTTTTTCTTAGCAAACACCATATAGTTATAAAGAAATCTATCTCTACCATCATTCATTTTATTTTTACTTAAAACTTCTAGACATGGTGGACCATCACTAAATTCTTTTGCGCCACCCGTTAATTCTTTTTGAATTATACCATTAGATATTTCTTTTAATTTTTCTACTGTTACTTTATTTAATTCAATACAATTTAAAAATAATTCTAAAGACATTTCATTACCTGAAGGATCTAATGCTTTTCTATCATCACCAAAGTAAGGTAAATTTATAAAGTTACCGTTTATTTTATCTCCATCTGTATTAGTTCCTAATTTAGTTTGTTTAGGAAATACTTCTGTAGTGATTGGTAATTTAAATAAAAATAATACTTGTTCTAAAAATTCTTTTATCTCTTTTGCTTGTACAAATTCTTTTGTAAAAACATATAAATGAAGTCCACCGCTTTTTGATTTTATTGGTATGAGTGGTAATTCTTTTTCTTGAATAGTGTCTAAATATTTTTTTATATCTATATCTTTATATATCTTTGGATCAATATCTATTGCACCAAATCTTGCATAACCATTATCATCACAAGGTTGAATACCTATAGATTTTTTTCCATTTAAATGAAGAAGGTAATCATTATCTGTAATTGGTTTACCTGACCAACCATAATCACCTGCGTGAAATCTTATCTTACCTGTATTAGGATCTTTATAACCATTTTTTGCATTACAAAAACCGTAATTACGTTTTAAACCTGTAAAGTGTTTTATAAATTCTTCCATGTCTATATCCCTTTATGTTTTTTAAGAGGCGGTTCCAGTCTCCCGGTTCCGCCTCTTCTCTAGAGTATTCACTTAGTGAATTATACAATATCCTCAGTTTGAGGTTTATTGCTTTTCTCATACTCAGGTTTAGCTTGACCTTTAGACACAGATTTTTGAAACTCTTGTGCCATTAAGTATAAGTCAGCATCCTCTTTCTTAGATACATCTAAAGCTCTAGCGATTGTAGGCTTATAGACATGCCAGTTTTTACTTCCTGCAGTTTTACTAACAGTTTTTAAATTATAAACCGCTGCATATGCTGCTGGATTGTAAACACCTTTATCATCCTTAAATCTAAGATTTTTAATCAACTGATTTAATTCTCTTGCAGGTGTCAAGTTAGATGATCTCATAGTAATCACTGCAGGTCTAGGTTCATCACCTAAAACTATTACATAAAAGTATGCAGTTTTTTCTAAGTAGTTACCATTTGATAATCTATACTTACCGTTCCTTTCCTCAACAGCATCTTCCGGTACAGATAAATGTGTTCCAACAGGTGGAGCCGCTGCGTCTCCCATTTCCTGCCATTCTGGAAATCTTGTTTGCACGTGTGCAACAAGAACATTTACACCTTCATCGCCATCAGTAAGTGTGCCAAAACCTTTAGCATAAATCATACCAGGTTTAGCATTCTCAATGTACTTAGCATTGCTAGAGTTACATTCAGGTGATAGTTGATGTAGGATTTTTAAAATCGGAGTTGACATATCATCCGATTTGATTTCTTCGCTACCTCTACCAGAATCACTTCTTAGGTTTATAGTAGCCAGTGAACCAGCACTGTTTTTCTTAGTCATAGCATTTGTATTTGCCATATATATCTCCTTACTATTTACTATTTATTATTTACTATTTACTTTTTATTTTTTAATTGCGTTTGATTTCCATCAAACGTATTAAATAGTTCTTCAGGAACTTCTTGACCTTTGTCTTTCCATTCCTTCATAACTACTTTGAGTGTCTGAGGGTGAACCTTTTCTTCTTGAATTGGTTCAAACCCCCCAGACCTCGCAAGGTTGACGTAATCGACAGCCTTGTTATCTTCGCCTTGTCCAAATGATACAACAACGTTGTTTTTAACTATATCACCCAGACCATTTGCCCGAAGCCAGTGTATCGCCTCTGCTTTTTTATCAGCTTTAACTGAGGCACTATAAATTTTCTTAACAGTAAGTTCAGAACCATCTTTTAATTTTAAACTAGATAGATTCATGTCTTCCATTAATTTTGGAATAACAACACAACTAAAATATTTTTCATCTTCTTTTAAATCTTTTACTTGTGCTTCCAAGTTTTCAATTTGTTTTTGAATTGATTGTAACTTTTCAACCTCTGTTGAAAGTTTATCTGGATCAATACTTGTAGATTGATCAGGTGCATCTTTACGTAAGTCTATTAACATATATAACTCCTTTGGTTTAACTTTATAACTTTCATGTTATATTTATTAAAACAAAATTAATTATTTGTCAAGTCTATTTATGAAAAATATCTACTTCGATTGGATAATAAGTTTTTTCTTGTCTGTCCCACTTTAACAAATTATATTTTCCATTTGTTATATCACAAACAATAGAACAAGTAACTCCAATAATTGCAGGATCACCTGATAATAATAAGTAATCATCGGTTGTATAATCTTTCAACATTGTTCTTAATTTATGTATCAGTGGTCCAGGTGATAAAATAATTTGACTTTTTTCTGGCAGCATTGTGACAATTTGTCCAAACTTTTGTGCGCCTAAAATATTATATTTAGGTTGACCAATAGATGTTCCAGGTATTTCTTGAATTAAATAAACCTTAGATTGTGCATCACCGTAAATAAGTTTATCGCCTTGTTTTTTTATTTGTGTCATTGACTTTTTCTTTTTACAAGATATATACCTTTTTAGAAAGAAAAGTAAAGGTTATATACAATGAATTATAAATTTAAAACTAAGCCATACGAACATCAATTAGATGCGTTAAAAGCATCTTGGGATAAAGAAAATTTTGCCTACTTTATGGAAATGGGTACAGGTAAATCAAAAGTATTATTAGATAACGCTGCAATACTTTATGATAAAGGTGATATAAATGGATTATTACTTATAGCACCTAAAGGTGTTTATAAAAATTGGTATGATTCAGAAATACCTACACACTTACCAGATCACATTGAGAAAAAAATGGTGTTATGGAAAACATCAGATAAATCTAAAAAACAAAAACAAGTATTAAATACTTTATTCGAAACTGGAACTGATCTTCATATCTTAATTATGAATGTTGAAACTTTTAGCTCAGGTGATGGAACAGCGTTTGCTAAAAAATTTTTATCTTGTCACAAAGCAATGATTGCAATCGATGAATCTACTACAATAAAAACTCCAACATCTAATAGAACTAAAAATATTTTAGAGTTAAGTGATCTTGCAAAGTACAGAAGAATATTAACAGGTTCACCTGTAACTAAATCACCATTAGATTTATACAGTCAATGTTTGTTCCTTGATCCCTGGCTCCTGGGTCATGATTCTTATTGGACATTCAAAGCTCGATATGCTGTTACCAAAAAAATTGAAGTACAAGGTAGACGTGTTGAGATAGTTGTAGGTTACAGGAATCTTGGTGAGTTATCAGAAAAAATAAAACCATTTTCAAAAAGAATATTAAAAGAAGATTGTCTAGACTTACCAGAAAAAACTTATGTCAAACATTATGTTGAGCTTACTCCTGAGCAAAAGAAAGTTTATAAACAAATGAAAGAAGAAACAATAGCTTTTTTAGATGGTAAAATGCAGTCTTCTGCAACTGTTATGACTCAATTAATGAGACTTCATCAAATAACTTGTGGTCATTTCACCGCTGATGATGGTACAATAAAAGATTTACCTTGCCAAAGATTAACTGAACTAATGAGTATATTAGAAAATGTTGAAGGTAAAACTATTATATGGTCACACTATACACATGATGTAAGAAGAATTATTGCAGAAATAAAAAAGGTATATGGTGATGAATCTGTTGTAGATTATTATGGTGCAACAGATACTGATGAAAGATCAAAAAATATTAAGAAGTTTCAAACAGATGATAACTGTAGATTCTTTGTTGGTACTACACATACAGGTGGTTATGGTATTACATTAACTGCAGGCAGTAATATGATTTATTTCTCTAATGGTTATGATTTAGAAAAACGTCAACAGTCTGAAGCCAGAATAGATCGTATAGGTCAAACAAGAAAAATGACTTATATTGATATAATGACTTCAGAAACTATTGACGAAAGAATTGTTAAAGCTCTCCGTAACAAAGTCGACATCGCAAATACAATTATGGATGAAGACTTTAGAGAATGGATTTAATCAATCTTTATTAGTTTTGGTTTCTTAGATTCTGGTGGATTATACTCAAGTTTTATTTTAAGCATACCATCTTCTAATTTACCATCACTACATTCAACATAATCAGCTAGTTGAAATTGTCTTCTAAAAGATCTTTTAGCAATACCTTGATGTACAAAGTCTGCTTTCTCTTCTTTTGAAGAACCTTCAATAGATAATATACCATCTTCAACTTTAACAGTTACCTCATCTTTTTTGTAACCAGCTAAAGCAAGCTCAATAGTATATTTACCATCGCTTTCTTTTTTTATGTTATAGTGTGGAAAACCAGTATTGACTGTAGATAGATAATTGAATCTATCAAACATATCATCAAAACCGATTGCGTTATTTAGGAATGTACTTAGATTTGTCATATTAACCTCCATGTTAGACAGTTTATGTATAGGCCCTCCTAAAGCGACCTAGGGTTAATATAATTATTTTTTTGATTAGTTCAAGAATAAGTTAAATAATCCTGTTAGGGTCAGGATTGTTGTAAATGCGCCGCCAATAATCCAATATAAAAGACGATCTGTTTTCTTTTCAACGTCGTCTATCTTGGTATTTATTTTTTCAATATCTCTATGTAAATGATTGATGTCTTTTTTCACGCCTTCTATGTGTCCATATAACGCCATTAAATGTTCCCCTGTATCTTCTGGATGTTTACCGTTAGCCATTAGAATTCGACCCCCATCGAATCATAACCCCGATAGTGTGATACTATCAAACCGCCCAAATAAATCATTATACTAAACCTCTTGATCTTAATCGAATTTGTTGTTCTTCGGGCGATAATAATGCAAGTTCAGTTGGTGTCAACCCTTGAGATGTAATATTTCCTTGACCTTGAATTGATGCAGCTTGACCTAACTGTGGACTCACTGGAGGTGTTTGACCAATACCTCCTAAACCAACTCTTTCTGCAATACTAGGTGTTTCAAATAAAAAATCATTTAAATCTAAATCAAATCTTTCACCTAATTCAATTTGTTTCATTTCATTTTGCATTTCTCTTAACACTGGTGCAGCTTCTATAAAAGGATTTGAATCTCCTAAATTAGCAGCTATTTCTCTAAATTTATTTTGAATATCTAAAGATGGAAAATAAGGTTCAAATATACCTACTCTTAAATCATTAAAAGTTTTACCACCTATTTGTCTTTCTCTAAATTCTCTACCTAGTGAAGCTCCACTAATTCCAAGTAATTCTGCTGCATTAATATTCTTTTTCATTTCATTTTGAACATCAAATCTTGCTTTATTAGATTTATAAAATCTTTCAATAATATCATTTGGAGAAACTCTTCCTCCTCTTAATAATCCAAATGCACCACCAGTAAATTCTCTTCTAGCATTTCTAATTCCTGTTTGATATTCAGATATTTTAAATCCCATTGATTGTAATGGATCTACTTTAATAGGTCTTAATCCCATGAATCCTGCAAGCTCTGGTCCTATTTCTAATTCTTCTCCTCTTTTAGTTGGAATACCAAATGCAGCTTCACCTAATCTTTGAAATTGTTTATAAGATGGAGCTAAAGCATTTCCTAAATGTAAAAATATAATTTGTGCTTTATCACCTGCTGGAGTTTGATCTGTATATAAAAGTCTGCCATCACTGCTTCTTCCACCTCTTATAACTATATCAGCAGCAGCTTCTGTCCAAATAGATTCTGAAATAAATGGATTCATTATTTCTGCACCTGCTTCTGTAACACCATTTAAAAAACCTTCTAATAAAAGTTGATCTGTTTGTTCACCAGCCATTACATTATTTAACACTGTTCTAAGTGGTCTACTAATTACATCGTATGCATTACTATGACTAAAATCTATATATCTTAATTCACCATCATCATCTCTAATTGGAATGATTGTAGAATTTTTTGACCATTCAGGTACGAATTGTCTTAAAGCTTGTAATTCATCTTCAGTTACATCATATAATGCTTTTGCACCTTCTACCAATCCTATAGGTGCCATTGTTGAAAACGTAGCTGTACCCACTAATCTTTGCATTCCAACTGAATACATTGGATTATCATTTTTAACTAAAGCTCCTGCTTCTACATCAAATACATATGGTGTAACATTACTACCTCTTACAGGTTTAGAATGTCTCATTTCACTTAATGCTTGTTCTACAATACCTGTAGTTGTTCTAATCATTTCAGATGGGAAAGACATAAAGTTACCAATTGGTAATAATCTAGATGTTTTAACAGCCGAACCAACGTAAGCATAGTTAGGAACTGTATTTTTTACAATTGTAGCTGCTTGTTCTTTAAAAGATCTTAACTCTTGTGGTGTTAATGTTTCATTTAATTTATCTAAACTTACTCCTAATTGTTTAGCTCTTGCTCTTTTTATTCTATGAAGTTCAGTTACAAAGTTTGCAATTTTAAATGTATCATCTTCTGCAACATATTTACCTTGTGCAAATCTTCCTAGCTGTTTGAATTTTTTAAAAAATCTACCCATCATGTTATCCATGTTCTGTAAATTTTCACCAAATCTAATATCTTTTAAAAGACCCATTAGATCTCCGATTTGAACCTGTGAATTAACAACACCTAAGTCTAAAAGTTCTCTATATATTTCTTGAGCTTGTCTACTATTAGGTCCAAATTTTAATAAACCTGATACATCAATACCTTGTTTAAATGCTTCATTGTAAAATTTAGGTTCAAATAAAACTCCATTTGCACCGGCAAAACCAAATGCAGATAAAAAGTTTCTTATGTGTGTAGGTACAGATAAAACTGTTTTTGCTACTTGTGATATTCCTTTTGGAAATAATAATAAATTTCTATAAAACCAACTCGCTGCTTTTTCAGCGGATGATGTAGCTTCTCTACCTCTTACAAAATTAGCTAGTCCACCACCTAATTCATTTGCATTTAATACACCTTCAGCTATTTCTTTAGTTGTCCATTTATCTAATAATTCACTGTTTATAGATTTTAAACCTGGAAAACCTGCTCTCTGTAATTCATCTCCTATTTTAACAACCTCTATACCTGTTGTCGGTGAATTAACTCCTCTTCTTGCTAATTCTTTTGAGTTCCAAAAAAATCCTCTTCCTCCTTGAGATTGTATTGCTTTATTTTGTGAAGCAACATCATCAAAATAAGATGCAGTTCTTGCAACAGAAGACAAACCTGTCATAGCATTATAGATAGAATATCTTGGATCTTTTATTTCTCCAAATAATTCTCTAAATACTTTGGATCCTTTTCCTCCAGTTTTCTCCAACATTTTTTCAAAAGATTTTGTCTTAACACCTTGCATGGTTCCATCTTGGTAACCAATGTCTGGTAATACACTTGCTTTAGTTTTTTTCTGAGTCTGATCAATGATGTCATCAACCATAAATTTAGCTTCTTCAAAATATTTATTTCCTAAAGGAACAAATTGACCTTTTTCATTTTGTTCTAACTTAACTGGATTTTTACTTGTTTTATTTAAATATCTTCTAAATAAATTAATAGAATTTAAATATGCTTCATCAGTTGGTTCATACCTTTGAAAGGTTTTAAATATACCTCTTCTGTCTTCAAAAATTCTATAACTATTACCTATCCAATTTTGTACTCTATCTTTTAATATAGTTTGTAATTGTTTAGTACCTTCTTTTAATTTAATACCTTCTGCATTTTTATTTAAAATATTAAGTAAATTTGTAAATTCTTGTCTTGCATCATTTGCAGCTGTAACAATATTCTGTCTTACATCTTTTTTAACATTTGTTTTTCCAAAAAATTCTACTATTTCATCTACCTTTTTAGAATTAATTGGTTGAGCTAAATTACCTTCGAATATAAGTTCATTTAATTTACTTAGAAATTCATCTCTCTCTTTACCTGTAGTTTTACCAAATACTTTTTGTACTTCAGGAAATATAGAATCTACTTGTCTAGTGATACTATCTACAATATTTTTAGCTGCTAATGTATCCCCTGATATTAAACCTTGTTTTTGCATTTCTGATAAAAATACTTCTTGAGGCAAATCACCTCTTGGTCTAAATGGTGCACCAATATATTTATCTACCCATCTCTCAAATGCACTATCACTATATGCTAATTCTTTTCCTCTTTGCGCTAAAGCTTTTGCAGCCTTACCCACACCAAATACAGCAGGTGTAACTAATATTGATTCTGCACCAAACTTTAATCTATTTAATAATCTTCTAGTTGCTTCTTCTCTTCCATAAGTTTCATCTCTATCTAATGATGTAGGAGCATCAAATAAATCACCAAATGATCCAATCTTTTCTACATCAGCAACAAATGCTTCTCCTGCAGCTCCACCTAAAATACCTGCAGCAAATTTTCTTTTAACGCCTAATTTTTTATTTTTTTCTAAAGCTTCTTTAGCAGCATCCATACCACCTTTTCCTCTAAGGTTAGCATAGTTACCTGTTTTCTTTGCTTTAATAGCTTTGTCAGCTAATTTAGTTGCAGCTTTAAACCCTGCAGTTCCTGGAATACCTATGGATACTAATGCTTCTGTTAGTTTACCAACGGCTCTTTCTTCAGCCACTTCTTCAAATGGATTAATTTTATCAAAAAACATTTCAACATCAGCAGCTAAATCAGTGTCAGCTCCTAAGTCAATTAATTCTGCAGCTAATGATACAACACCTTCAGGTACTTTAATTAAACCAGAAGCAATACCTGCACCCATTGCAGTGTACCAACTAGCTTCACTATTCTCTTCTGCTGTATTTAGAGGGACGAATTCCGCCATTTATCCTCCTTATCCTCTACCAGATCTTGTTTTATTTGCTCCTAATCCTTCAACCGGCACTGGTTTAAATAGTTTTTCTTGTTCTTTTTTTAAATATTCTTGATATTCTTCCATAGTTCTAAATTTAGTTTCAGGTATTTTTTCTGTTGTAGTTGTTATAGTTTCTTCTCCTATTACTTTTTCCTCACCTGGAGCAGGAGTTACTACACCTTCTTCTATTTCTTGTTCTTCTACAGTTACTGGTTGAAATATATATTGACCATCTTCTGTTTTTCTTAATCTTTTTGTTCTACCGTCTGTAAGATCAAAAAATACTTGTCCAACATTACCTTTTTTACCTTGTCTTTTTGCAAATTTTTCTAAATCAGTTCCTGGCTCAACAACTCCTCCATATTGAGTTTCTCCAAATTTACTTCTTATTTTACCTGGTATATCTTGAATCTGAGCTTTTGCCATATTTTGAGCTGGTATAAAATCATAACCTTTTTGTCTCATATAAGTATCTGTTAAACCTGATAATTTTTCATCACCTGTAGAAGCTAATTGTCTTTCTAACATTGCCTCTTTAGCTTCTAATTCTTGTTTTTGTAATCTCTCTTTACCAGCTTGTTCAATAGCTAATTGAGCTGCACCTGATTTAATATCTCTTAAAAATTTTTTCTGTTCAGCTTGTTCTTGTATCATCGATTGTAAAGGTTGTGCCGCTGCACCTACTGCTGTTCCAATTAAATTACCTGTAGGCCTTGCTGAAGCTAACGCTGGACCATATTGTAGTAAGAATGTAGTTAATGGATCAAAATTTGCACCTTGTGATGTATCTTTTAATAAAGTTTCTTGATATTGTTTTGTTAATTCACCGACTCTACCTGCATCTCGATAGTTATTTCTATCTTGAATACCAGACATAATACCAGTCATACCACTAGTGGGTCCGCCTTTTCTAAACATAGGTCTTTTAAATATTCTACTCATATTAACTAAATGCTCTATAAACTCCAGCTAATGTAGCACCTGCTCCTAAAGCGGTTTGCAGTGGACTAGGTGATGGAGCCATTGTAGTTTGTTGTGTTCCTGGATATCCAGAAATTAAACTAGTGATCCCTGAACCCAGAGCCTGTGTAGCTTGAAGTGGTTGTTGTAATTGTGCTTGAGCAAGTTGCTGTTGTGCAGCAAGTTCTGCTTGTCTTTGACTTTGTTGTAATCCACCTAAAGTTGTTAATGCAGAGATTTGTTGACCGGCCAATGCAGGAGCTTGTTGAGCTAATTGCATTTGTTGACCAAATTGTTGTTGAGCTAATTGTTGCGCTTGACCAAAACCTTGTTGTAATAACTGAGCCTGTAGTGCCGCTCTATTTCTATCTGATTCTGACATGTATTCAGCTCTTTGAACACCTTCTCTTCCACCACCAAAAGCACCTGCACCAATTGCCTGTGCTGCTAATGCCGGTAAACCTTTTTGAGCTTGTATGTCAAATTCAGCTAAAGTAGTTCCAATAACATCTTGTTGATATGGAGACATATATTGTTGATAAGCTGTAGGACCTGTAGCAGCTTCTGCTGCTTGTAAGAAAGGTGCATATGCACCTAATCCACCAGCTTGTCCAAGAGCTTGTTGAGTTAATGTACCAAGACCAGCAGTAAATTGTGGTCCAAATACTTTTGATAAATCAGCTTCTTTTAATTGACCTGTTACTTGTTGTAATTGAGTAATATATGGTTTTGCAGCCGCTTCTATAAACTCAGGTGGTTGTTGTACTACCGTTGATACTTCTGCCATTTTAAACTCTCCCGCCTTTTTCTAACATTTTCATTTGATCGTATAAACGTTGAGCTCCTCTATCAACGTCACCGCCTCCCATTCCTCTTACAGCGTCTGCTGTAAATACAAATTCATTATTTGATAACATTGCAGGAATGTCATCTTCCTTTTCTTTTACACCAACTGGAGGAATAAATCCACCTGTTTCTCTTAAATCTAATTCTGTTGCTCCTGCAGGGTTTGTGTTCAATGGAAGACCCATGATCCCTGATGCATTGATAGCATTTTGTTCTGGATTATTAGTACCTAATGCATATCCAATTCTACCACCATTTGCATATCCACCTGCACCTGAAGTATATTCAGATAAATCAGCAGCTACTTGTTCTTGAATCGCTGAATCTTCATCCGCTTCATCAGCAAATGTTCTTTGTAATTTATAAGCGTTAGTTAATTTTGTTCTAAGAGCATTTACATCTCTTGTAATTTCTTCTACATCACCAGTTTGTTGAGCTTCACCTAATACTGCAGGCAATAAAGAACCTCCTGCAAATGCTAAACCTGTTTTAGCAAATTTACTTAAACCTTCTGCTGCTCTAGTTTTACCTGCTATACCCATAAAAGCATCTCTACCTGTAGGAGCTGCTCCAAATAAACCTCCAACTACAGGAAGTTTACCAAAACTAAAACCACCAAGACCTCTACCACCTAAAAATTGTGGCATTCCTCCACCGCCTGCTAGATAACCACCACCTAATAATAAAGCAGCTTTACCTAAATCAGAAGAAGCTAAGTCCTTGATACCGCCAGCTGCACTTTTAACAGCACCAGTAACGCCTTTAACAGCTTTCTTTACAAAGCTTCCTAATCCGTATTGTTGTCTAGGTTGTAACATCCTTGATATTGTCATATTTTTATAATTAAACTAGTTTAAGGCAGGCATGAAAAACCTGTAATTATTGACTTTATTATTTTTTAGTCTTTTCGTCAACACGTTTAGTATACTGTAATTCATCCCAAAGTCTACCAGAATATTGGTATTCTCCAACGTGAGTAATGTAATCTAATATATATGCATGGACTTTACCACCCATTTCAGTCCATCTCTTACAGAATCCAAAGTCTTCACCATAAAACTCTTTAGTTTTAGGGTCATGTAAACAGTCAAATAAATTATAAAAATTAGGCTTAAATGTCTCTTTACCATTAATAATGGTTGGCTGATTGATCTTTAATTCTGGATAATGTTTAATCATCTTTTCTATTACAGATCTTTTAATTAACATACATCCTGTTGGAGCATGAGAGAGTTCCATAACCCCATTAGTAACAGTTATTTCATTTTTATTATTTACTTTAATAGGAAATGTAAAACCAGATTTCTGTAAATGCTCTGCTTGATCTATTTTTTCATTGTTCAATCTTCTCCAAGATTTATTCCAATCAAATGTTTTCATTGGATATGGACATGCAATAATATCTTTATCCAATTCCATCATTTTAAATATAGTTTTAGATTGAAAGTCTATATCTGAATCTATAAATAATAAGTAATCATAGTTTTCAGAATCACTTAAAAATTCAGATACACATAAATTTCTACCTTGTTGAACTAATGATGATTTTAATAAACTAAAACTTATTAATATATTTTTTTGCATACAGTCTCTCTGAAAAGATAAAACAGATTGACAATAATGCATACTAACAT